CAACCTGATTTCGTTTATTGATCTCGTCTTGCACGGAAATCAGGTTGCGGACCATGCCGTAACGATTGTTTTCCCGATCGACGTGCGCGGACGCCATGATGAGGCCGGACGTTGAACGAGCCTTGCCGTTCAGGAATGGCGACTTCATCGGTTCAGCCAGAAAGCCGACGCGGGTCAGCGTGGCGACCCACCATTCGTTCTTCTCCTGCCAGTGCATCTGCACGATGCGGACGCGCTCGCGCTTACTGTCGCACCAGACGATATCGTGCGGCCGGTCGGAATAAGAGCCGGTCTGTGTCGCGAACGTATCGGATATCAGGTCTTCCGCGTCGGGCCACGTTTCGTATGCCTGGTCGCGGTCCAGCCAGATAACGATGCCTTTATAGCGCGCGTCGCTAAAGTCCAGGCGGCGCGAATGAGGATCCCAAAACAGGCGATCGAATGGCACCTGGGTTATCGTGATGTTCGCGCCACCTCGGCCGTCGTCTTCCAGCGCCAGATCGGCGCCGCCCGCGCCCTCGACCATCAGGCTTTCATAAACGTCCGAGCGGATCAGGGGAAAGTTGTTGTCGTCGGAGATGTAACGAAGCCCCTGCGTCGCGGCGTTGGCCTTGTCCTCGTCGGTTGGATTACGCGCGAACGCTTTGGGATCGGTCCTCGACTTGCGTTCGAGGCCGCACATCAGTTCGACTTTATCGGCGATCTTGTTGATGGTTATTTCCGGCTGGCCGCGAAGTTTCAGCGCTTCTTTTTCCGCTGAACTCCACTGGTAGCCGTCTTTGTAGTCACGATCGCGTTGCGACATGCGCCGCCCGTCGGCGGTCGCCATCTCGCTGTCTTCGAACCACTGGACCTGCCGCGCGTGTAAATCGTCCAGATCGCGCGGGTAACGATCATCCGCGATGCCGGGACCACCTTTCGGGCGCGACGCCTCGGCGGCCTCGGGGTCGGTCGGCGGATCAGGGTAGAGGGACTGGCTCACTTCGCCGCCTCCGACGAATACTGGTGATGCACACGCCCATCGCCTGATGCCACACACTGCCTCTGGATTTCAGAAATCAGAGGCGCCACGATCCTGAACGGCGCGTCGGCCAGCACTCGCATCACTGTCTCCCACGACTGCGCCGGCAACGTGACAGACAGATTGTCGGTGGGTTCGATCATGTCAGCACGACACCGCGCCATGACGTTCCGTCGTGCGCCCATAGTTTGTGCGTGGTCGTGTCATAGGTGAGCGCCACGCGCCCCAACGCCGCTATCGCCGGACCTCCGGTTGGCGGCCCGGCGCAAGCCGATATGTAGAGAAACCCGCCCGTCGCGCTGGTGGCGTTGGCCGTGCCGTTGTTGCCAACCACGAGGTCAAGAACGCCAAGGCCGCCCGCGCCTGGGTTGTAACCAGGATAAAACGACGCACCGCTGCTGGTGACGGTGAATTGCCCTTGCGTGCTGCCAATCTGCATCCAGTTGCCCGCCAGGATGTTGCCCCCGGCGCTGCTAATAAGTTGGATGTCGTAAGTCGGCGTCGGTGTGCCAATACCAACGGGAGCGCTGAAATAGGCTCCGTATTCCTTGACCGCCGCGCTCGACGATTCCTGATACAGAAACCAATGATTGGCTATCGTTCCGCCGCCGGTATTGTAATTTTGATGACCAAAGAAATCGACGCCATTGGTTAGCGCGCCACTTCCGCCGTTGCCGGAAACACCCATGACGCCGATGGCCTGATAAACCGCGCCCGCGCTCGCAAGATACCCGTTGCCATAGATCGCCGCCGTGTGTTGGGAAGCGGCGCTTGGAACTGCGTGGCCATTGGCCTGGATCGCCATGTAACTGACAAATCCAATGCTGTCTCCATTCGTGCCGTTCGCCGTATAGACGACCGTGCTGTCGAACTCGTGATAAATATAATCGGTCGTCGGTTGCGTGTTCGTGGCGGCGGCGTGGAGTTGCCCGGCTACCCCGAGCGGCCCCGTCAGGTTTCCGCCAGAAAGTGCTAAGAATGGGCCACCCGTCGCGGCTGAGTTCACCTGCTGAAGCGGCACCGCGTGCAAGGGCTGCGTGGCATCACCAAACAGGGTGAGCGCCCCCGTCATCGTTCCGCCGGAGATTGGCAAAAAGTCACCCGTCGCCACGGCCTGCGCGATGGCGGCGTTCAAAGCGTCCGCGAACAGCGGATCACCCGCGTTCCATGGATAACCCGGATGACCGGACATCAGAGAACCAACCTCGCGATGTCGTCCGCCAGACAGCGCGCCATATATGCGTGACCACCATCATTGGGATGAATGGTGTCGCTGCCGATATAGATATCACAATTACCCGTGCCGTTGGGCGAGGCCGTGTTGCCGGTGCCGGTGAAGTAAGGCCCGGCCGCGTTTGTCACCTGCGGCACGAAATAGACCTGTGGATCACCGAAACTCGTCACGGCGGCGGCCATGGCGGTTTCCATGGGTTGCGTGACCGCCAACGCCTGATTGGCGCCATTCACGCCGGCGATTATAAGGAAAGTCCTGCCCAGGACTGACTGCGCCCTGATCGCGGATAAATACGTCAGCAACTCAGTCTTAACCTGTGCTGGTGTGAAAACGCCGGTGTCATTGTGACCACCCACGATCACGGCGATATCCGGCGCGGCAGTCACCATGTCGCCCAGACGCTGCCGGAACGTGGTCTGTCCACCCGTGGTCAGATACCCTGTCCCGCCCACACCATTGTTCCAAAGATCACGAGCACCAAGCAGATCAGCCATTACCTGTGGAAACGAATTAAACTTGTTGCTTGCACCGCCACCCGAAGCAAAACTGTCACCTATCACGAACAGGCGTGTCGGACGCCCCATTGGCTTCGTTAGCGTTTCTGTTGGTGCCGTCGAAAGCGACTGAAAATGACAATCGGTTTCCATCGTCAGCGTCCTGCGGGCGCGTCCGCCGGCGCTGGTGAAGTCCAACGTGATGTAAATCTCTCCAGCCGGAACAGCCAGAGGCGTCAGTGAAGCGTATTGTCCATTAACAATGAACCGCGCCACGCAGCCGCCGGGATTAAGCACCCGATAAGCGACTTTCACCGAGTCGATGACGGTTTCAATACGACACGTCGAGGGGCTATATGAACCGTTGACCGTGGTTGAATTGAACTGGAAATAACCCACCCCGTCATGGGTTGGGACGCCCCCGTAGAAGTTAAAAGCCTCAGTTCGTGTCGGCGGATAACCACCCCATATATTCGTTAGCCCGGCGACCGCTGATGTGCCGGTTGTCACTGTCGGCGGCGTAGTCATGACGGGATTTATGCGAGGATTACTGGACGACGCCGCGAGAGCCGAGCGCGTCATGGCCGCGAGGTTGGCGGTTTCACTGCCCGAAAGCGTCGCGCCCAGCAGATAATCTGAGGCGGGGGCTCCGGTTCTGGTGGTCCCGTCCGGCGTACTAAAACCGTCCGCGACGACGCCAGCGCGCTCCAGGTCTTCTAAATACATGGTGTTTCCAAGTTGCGTGCTCGCATACGCCCCACGCGCCGCCCGTTGCGCGTCACCATCGAGAATGACCTGGGCGCCACGCCCCGTTGCTGTCGCTGGCATGGCTATACCTCCTTCGAGGGATCGGGGTAGGTGAGAGCCTGCGCGTGCGCTACCGATGGCAACAGCAGGCCGGCGAGGATTAGAACGCGGATCATGCTTTTCCTCCGTCGATCACAACACATTCTTCCCACCAGGGATGCCGTGGGAAAAAGTGCTCGTGCTTTGCCTGATGCGCTTCAAACGCGGCGTCTAACGCCTTGCCGGCGGCCTCGGCGATGTCCCGTTCGGCACGACTCATCGTGCCCCCAGGTTTGTAACCCTTCCAGGCGTTTTCGCTGGCCTCAAAGGCATCGTTCAGTTCGTCCCTTAAACGGCGCAACTCCGGCCAGTCCTGCACGGCTATTCACCCTCTCGTTTCAGAACTTCGCGGATCGACCCCTTACGCGCGGCCTCCATCGCGTCGGCGAGCAACGATCGTATCCAGTCGCGATCGAGCCTGTAGCCGAGATCCTCGGCCGCGATCATCGCCGCGTCGGCCCACTTGTCCGGATCGTCGCGCACGGCGCGCTGGAACGCCGCGCCGCTGAGTGATCGGTAGTCGGTCATGGATGCCTCCAACTACGCCGGCCATGGACGATTTCCCGAAATTTGTCCGTGCCGTTCTTTATGAAGATATCGGTTCGGGAATTACCCCCGCACCGGCAAACCAGGTCTTCGACAAACCGCGCATGGTTTTCTTCCGGTATCAGCACGAACCATTGACGCTCGCACTTGAGGCATCCCAGCAAAATGACCCGAGGATCATCGACCACCACATCCTCGCCGTCGCTCACGTCACCCTCCAGTCGCGAAGTTCTTCCGCGTCCCGGTTGAACGCCGCGTCCCAACTGTCGCGGGGCTTCTGTCGTTCCGCATCACGAACGTATGGCCTCGACATACAAGCGTAACGAATTTCGTCAGCGCAGTGATCTTCGCTGTCGCTGTCTACATCTTCCGCGCGGTTCGCGTCGTGTTGCAACGTCGGCAGCGTGCGAATGGCGTGGATCGCGGTTGAGAAGAACGTGATCATCGGCTTGCCGTCCGCATCGCCAACCAATCGCGAGCGCAACTGGTCCCAACCGCCCATCGCGCCACGTTGCGGCACACGCTTGTTATCAGCGGGGCGGAACACCACGCGCGCCGCCTGCGTCATGCGCGCGGCGATCGATGGGCCGCCATCCTCGGCGAAGATCGCGGGATCGGCGACGCCGACCATCATGCCGCTGGCGGGCTTCGGGTCGTCGCGCTCCCGATCACGTATCCCCTCGGCCACCTGCTCGGCGGTCATGCGAAGGCCCACGTTCGGCTCGTTCGGCTTCATGCCATACCACTCGCGATAACAGACGAGGCAGCCGCGTGCGATGTCCGGGATCGAGCCATCCGATACCGCCCACCAATGGCAGGCGAACGGCCGTGCGCTGCCCCAGTCGAACGAACGAAACCGCGCCCAGTGTTCCGGCAACGTGCGCGGCGCCATGATGTGACGGACAGCGGAAAACTCGGGAAAGAACGCACCGGCGATGACGTTCCAGTCGCCCTCCAGCCACGCGCGGACCAGTTCCGGCGAACCAACGAGATGCAGCCGGTTGATGTATGTCGGATCGTTCGCGAGCAGGATGCGGTTGTCCTGAATGCGGGACGGTATGTAGATGTAACGATGTTCCGCGCCGTTCGGCAGCTTGCGGACCAGCGGCTGCATTCCACGCGGCGCCGGATCGATGTAACGATGCTTGATCCATTGCTGCCCGACGCCGCCGGGGTTTGCGGTAAGGATCAGTTGCACCGGCACGCCACCTTTCGAACGCAGCGCGCCGAACAGCATGTCGATGGGTTTCGGATCGGCGAAGTTGCCCGCCTCCTCGACGGCGCAATCCGTCAGGTTTTGGCCCTGGTATTTCGATGCGTCAACGACATTCTCCAACGGGCGAAAGCGCACGCGGCCGCCGCCGGGCATACGAAACTGGCGCGGCTGCTCACGCCACTCGGCGCCGAGCGGGATGTAGATTTCCTTGGCGCGCTCGATGAGATCGTCCGCCTGCGGCATCTCGTGCCTAAAGAAAACGCCATTGAAACCGACGCCGTAACGTTGCGCTTTTACCGCCCACTTACCGAGCACGCCATCGGTCTTGCCGCCACCACGCGCGCCACCGAACAGGATTTCCATGTATGGGCAGGTAACGAGCTTGTGTTGCTGGCCGGGTTGCGGCGCCCAGACGACGCGAGCGGGAGCGGTTGTGCCATCAAGTGGCATCGGCTGGCTCCCTGAAGAACTCCAGACAGCGTTGTTCGGCCGGATCGGTGGGGACGGATGCCGCGTGAATGAAAAGGTCGCGTTGACGCTGCGCCTGCTCAATGCGGCGAACGGCCGCTCCAAAATATTTAAGTTCGCGTTCTATACCGATGAAACGGCGCCCCATCTTGATACACGCCACGCCTGTCGAACCAGAGCCAGAAAATGGATCGAGGATCGTAACGCAATTATGAGGCAACTGCTCGATCGCCCAGGCCATGACGCCGACAGGCTTTTGCGTGGGGTGCTCCCGCTCATCGTCACCGCGCCGGATGAAACCATTCCATCGCCATTGAATACGACGAACCGCCTTTTGCAGATTGGTCCATGCGAGTTCGCAATCAGCGAAATCCCCCGAATTCATTTTGTCCCAAACGAGCCAGCACGAGGACGGCGGGAGAATAAAGAAATTGCCGCCGAAGATGATTTGATGGCGACTACAGGACCGGATGGCCGCGATTGTTTCTGGGTGACACGGCTCGTTATCCCAGTCGAAATCCCCATAGTCCCGGACGGAAGCCCTCGCCCACCTGACTGTATTGACGCCTCGGGTAGCATTCTTTCGTCCGCTTTCGCCGATGCCATAAGGCGGGTCCGTCACCACCGCATCGACACGCCCGAGCGTAGGCAGCACGTCCCGGCAATCGCCCAGATACAGTGTGGCGTCGCCGATGACCTCGACGCGGTTCACTCTGGTATCTCAACGACGTTCGCTTCCGTCCATTCCTCGATGGTCAGCGGCGCCTCGGACAGCACGCGGTGGATGTTGAGGTCGCCTGCGATATTGTGGTCCACGCGCTCGCCGTAGTTCTTTGGGTCGAGTTTAGCCGCCAGCCACCGATCGGCATCGAAACGAACACGCGCCGCGCTGGCGTCTTCCGCTGTCGCCTTTCGGCCTGAAACAACCGCGCGTTCAGCGCATGCCTGAGCCTGTAGCTCCCTCGCGCGCGCATACATCTCACGAAATTCCGGATGCGCTCCGAGCCATCTGTGAATAGTGCCGAATGGCGGCATTCCGGGTTCTTTTACTATTTCGATACCGAGTTCACCCGCGCCAAGTCGATCACAGAAGCGTTGCGCGAGTTCTGGCGTGTAGAGGCTTGGCCGACCGCCGGGCATCTCATTCCTGATACAAAGCTGTGGATAACCCGTTACCACGCTCTACCGCTCCACGCAATGCTCCACGCCAGTCCTACCGCTCCACGCGGTGCTCCACGGAGTGGATCGGCCCCAATGTGCCGTCCGCAGCTTCGCAGATTTCCCGCAGATTACGCTAAGTCGCTGTTAGGGTAATTTGCGGCTGTTAATCGCGCGGCGGCGTTTGCATCAGACTGCATCAAACTGCATCAGCGAGGCGCTTTGATGCGTTCTGAGGCGACGGGCGGCCACTCAATCGCCCCGGCCACCTGATCATACGGTCGTTTGCGGATGACCTGTGGGTTTGTACGGGTGCTCACGCCACCGTCACGGTCGCGTGGTGCGCCTCGACTTCGCGATCGAACAACCGCGCCCGGCCTTCGCGGAAAGCGGCGACGAGCACGGGGTGTTGGGCGCAGTCTCGGCATAGCGCGACGTCGACGTTGGGCGGCGCGGCGATGGGGCGCTCACAGACACCGCACGGGACGGCCCTCACAGGCGTCCCAGGAGCATCAGGATGAGGATTATCGCCAGCACGAGGCCCAGCACGCCGGACGGCGCGTAGCCGTAGTTCCAGGCCCGCGCGTAGGGCCATGACGGCAGTCCCGCGATGACGAGGACGACCAGGACGATCAGCAGCAGCGTGACGAGGTTCATGGCGCGGGCTCCTTTCGTGGTTGGTTCAGAACGGCAGGACGACGGCTGACGGTTGGGGGACAGTTAGTGACTCTGACATTGGATAGCCTGAGCGGGCCATGTCGTGCGCCGCCATTTCGTCACTCTGCCGCCCGCTGTGCGCCGCCGTGCCCTCCCACTCAGTGCCGCTGACCTTACCCTCCGCGAGCAGCAGCAGACGGGCGACCTCGGCCATTGTCAGGACGGTGAGGGCGCGTCCCTCGTGTTGGTGGCGAATGGTCGCGACGATATCCACGGGCAAGGTCGATTCAGTCGATGGGGTCTCGGGCGCGACGGGATCGGAAACCACCGTCATGCCGAGCCTGGGAGCGGCGCTGACGGCCTTCGCGGC